GAAGATTCAAAACGCGAAACTTCGTATAGCAGAACTAGAACTGCTCATCAAATACTGGAAAACAATCAAACCTAAAAAAACAAATGGAAACTAACGATTTACCGCTTTTTAACTACACCGTAGTTCCAAGCAACGAAACAGAGACATCAAAAGATGCCGCCGACTCTATTAGAGACAAAATAAACGGAATGTGTCTTGAAGTCTTAAGATGTGTAAGAAGTCACGAAGAGGGATTGACGTGCGATCAGGTAGAAGAAATTCTAGGGATGAAGCATCAAACAGCTTCCGCCCGCTTAAATGATCTTTCCAAATGTCAGCCCGCGTTCCTACAGCATCGTTTCGATTCATCAACAGCAAAACCTTTAAGACGCCCTACGCGAAGTGGCCGAACAGCAAGAATATATTTCGTAACTCCCTTGGGGATGTCGGTAGTATGAAAAACAGACTCGCGCCGCTTCCTATAGCAAGGATTAAAAAAACTCATAAATATATATGGGAACCTACAGGAGAACAGCTTGCATTTTCAACAACTCAAGTTTGTAATACAAAAACGCCTGAAGCATTAGAAAATATTGAAAGATGGCGTCATAAATGGCAGCCGCGCGGTGAAACTGCGCATTATGCTTTGCAACAACGAATGTTGGGTAATGACAAAATTGAAATGGGCGATTATGGCGATTGGATAAAGCCGCTTATGGATTGCGAATTATGGGAAGACTTTGAACCGTGGGCGGTTGAATATATGCTTTGTGATTTAGAAAAATCAGTCGGCGGTCAACTTGACCTGTTGGGCTACGATAATAAATCGCAACGACTCATGTTGATTGATTTAAAAACCCAAGGGAACAAGTATGCAAAACCTTATACGACAGACGCGCAAATGGGAAGTTATCTTGAAGCGCTAGGAACACACCATCAAATAATGCCTGATGTCTGCAAAACAGTTTGGGCGAAGCCGAACAAATGCGTTGTCGGCGAAGATCAAGACACGGTTGATTGTGCGTTTGCATGGTCTCAGGCTTGGAAAAGATTTGATTCTAAACAGGGGGAATTTTGAAAGAACTTGAATTTCGGGTCGTAGGTTTGGCCGCACCGCAAGGTTCAAAAACAAGAACCAGAAACGGCGGAATGATGGAATCAAGCAAAAGGGTCAAACCGTGGCGGCAAGATATTATTCACGCGGCGCTTGAAGCATATGCGGGAAATCCATTTGATGAAGCTGTTTCAATTTTTATTGAATTTATAATGCCGCGCCCGAAGAATCACTACAGAACAGGAAAATATTCTGAAATATTAAAAGATGACGCTCCTTATTTTTGTATGACCAAAACAGGAGACATTGACAAGCTTTTAAGAAGTACGCTTGACGGCCTTTCTGTAAGTTCAGGCGGATCTGTAATTATGGACGATTCTTTGGTTGTATCTGTAAAGGCTTTAAAAAGATATGCGGCACGTTATGAACTGGCGGGTGCGAATATTAATGTCAAAACATTTGACAAAATAGAATAAATTAGTAGACTAAAGAAGTTAGTATCCAAGCTAACATTGAAGCAAGAGAACTCTTAACCAAAGCTAACACTCCCTAGTTAAGGGCGAGCTTTTGCTTCTTTAAAATTATTTACGGACTATGGAAAACCAAACGAAACAAAACGAAATCCCAAATTTGGGCGGTCTCATAACAGCGGACGATCTTTATTACAAAGGCAAGGTTCCTTATTGTTCATGGGCTAAAACCGCGCAAAGAATAAGAGAAAACGCGCCGAATTGGTTTTTTGCTTTACAACCCGATCCAAACGGACAACTTGTTTGGATGGCTCCTGACAATACAGGTTACATAATGGGATATTTTCAAAACGTAGAAACAGGAATTAAATTACCTTTGTATGTTTATTCAATAACTAATAATTATCAGAAAGGTATTAAATACGATCAAATTTCAACAACTGATATTCAAAAAGCGCACCGAAGATGTCTTTGCGCTTGCGCCTGTTATTCTTTCGGCGATGCCTTTGAACTTTGGGCGGGGTTAGAAGTTAAAGAATCAAAAGAAGTTATTGAAGAACCAGAAGTTGCTGATAATACAGTCGAAAGAACACCGACAAAAACTAATCAAGAACCTGAAGAAAATTATCTTTTACCGCAACAAATAAATGAAAAAGCCAGAGACTTAATTTGTGACGATATAAGAAAATCAGGTCATCAAAAAGAAATTTTAAAAGATTTTAAAGAACATTTTAAATTAAAAGTTACTTCTGTTCGTCCCGAAAACATTACATTATCTGAACACGGCAGATATTTGCGCCAAGCTATTGAAAAATATAATGATAAAAATTAATGACAGAAGAACAAGCCGACCAAGCGGGTCAAGAGGTAATTCAACAATTACGTTTGCGGCGTTCTTCTTATTACAACCGCAACAAGTTTTGGTTCAAGGTCGATGATAAAGAAGCCACCTTGATTCGCGATTACTGCGAAAAACACAAATTAACCTTAACTGAATTTTTTAAAACACTTTTATCCAAACATTTTAATCATGGCTGACCAATTCAAACCCGCATTACCGCTACCAGTAAAATTTTCTACAAGTGAAAATGAATATGACGATTCTGAAAAGTTCCCGAAAACAATGTCGCTTTTTGTTCCTTTGGAATCAATCCAAGCACTTTGTGACCATATGATAAAGCTCGGCGATACCAAAACAAAAACAGGAAAAGTTTGGGATTACACCAAAAAAGAAGAAGTTGAAGTTCAAGGCATTTATTTAAACGCTAAAGGTAAAGAAGGAAAATATGGCGATTTTGGGAATATTAATCCAAAATTAATTGAACTTTCTACGGACGATATGCCTTTTTAATTTTAGGTTCTTTTTGTTCTTTTTCTTTTTTTAAACTAATTTTTATTAGTTCTGTTTCTAAATCCCCGATCTTTGCAATACAGTTTTTTATAACTTCGTCTTTCTCCCAGTTTTGGCGTTGATAATTAATTGCTAAATCTTGCAAATATTCGGGGTCTTTCATTTCTAAGATCATTCGCGCCTGAATCTCAAGATAAAATTGATCTTCATAAGTTTCTGTTATGGTAAGCCAATCATCGAAAGCCATTGCAAAAAATCCTCCTATATTGGGGATAGGCTAACTTTGGGGATTGTTTCGTTAGCCTACCTTTTGCAGATAAGGGGCGACCAGTACCCCTTATACTTAACATAACTTAAAGTTATGTGACAGGCCATAACTTTTCTTTTACAAGTTTTACGATCTCATTATCAATGTCCGTCTCTGTACTGGCGGCGTAGTCCTCAAGTAATCCAATCACAAGAGATTTTACCGCGTTACTCTTGACGAAAAATTTGAGTATTGGCTTAATAATTCTAATCATGTTTTTGTTATATATCTTTCCAACTGTAGACAATTTTGCTAGTTTATGCAAAAAGAGTCATTAAATTATGAAAGAAGAAGAAACAACACAACAAAGTAAAAACCCTTTTAAAAAACTTAAAGAAACTATTGAAGATAAAGAAGAGCAACTTGCCTTTATCTCAGTCATAGTAAGGCTTGTCGTAGTTGGGTGGAGTGGTTTTATCGTTAGCTTAAATTACATTTCTATTCCGGGCTATACAAATGAACCAAAAGATATAACTTTTCCCGCAAGTTTGCTAACAGGTGCGCTTGCTAGTTTTGGTTTGGAAGGTGCAAAAAAAAGAGGTGATGGCACTTTCAAACCTGATGAAAAACCACTTAACAAGAAAGAAGTTGAAGCGTTACTAGCATCACAAACGGGTAGTTATCAAACCGTTAGAATAGAAACGCCAATAAAAATAATTGGCACTAAAGTTGTTGATCCTAAAAAATGAAAAAATTACTTAGTTTTTTATTATTAATACCGTTACCGTTACAAGCCGGCTATGTCCACAAAATCACGGCATCGGCTCAAGGTGTGGTTGATGGCAGCTATTCGCAGGCAAAACGGATTGGTTCGACCTATTCGATGAGTTCGACAGGAATTTCGGCGGGAACTTTGGGGCATTTAGATTCACCCGCACTTGATAACAGTTCAGTATTAACAGGCGTGGCCGCTACTCATGGCATCGGGACTTACACTCAAACGACCGCCGGCGCAGCTACTTCATTCTCGGAATCATTCGTTCAAGGCGATGCTGTAGTTACAACAGCAAGTGTTTCAAGTGGCGTTGTC